GAAGGACGCCGCCTCGTCGGCGGTCATGCCGACGGCCGGACTGACCGCATAGTCCTCCCACGCCGCCCGGCTGTCGCGCGGGTCGGGACCGGTCGGGACCTCCGGCTCCGGCGGGCCGAGCGGCTCGGGCACGGCGACCGGCTGCGGAACGTCCGCGACCGGCACGATCATGCCCGCGTTCGCCAGCGCGGCCCGTTCCCAGTCCTGGACGTAATCCGGGACGTCGTGGCCGCGGTGGACGACCTCTTCCGGGCCGTCCGGCTCGATGGACGGACTGCCGTCCGGGTTGAGCTTGTGCTTCTGGAACGCGAGCCGGTCGAACAGTACGACGTGCTTCATGCTTCGTCTCCGATCAGGTCAGGGTGCCGATACCGGTAATCTTGCATCCGGCGCCGGGCTCCTGGACGAACGGGACGACCGGGCGGCGGCCGCGGACCAGCCACTCGTCGTTGCCGGCCGGGTTGCGCCGGGACTGCGTCTCGACGCCGGTGGACGGGTCGCCCGAGTACTCCGGGCTCGGGATCCGCTCGTAGCCGAGCGAGCCCAGCACCCGCGAGTCGACGACGATGGCCGTGCCCGCGGTGGGCAGGTTCGGCGTCGGCAGGATCCGCAGCCCGGCGATCTCGACCACGCTGCCGGTGATGCTGGCGGTCTGGCCGTTCTCGCGCGCCATCGTCGCCAGCACGTTGAAGTTGCCGATGATGTAGGCGTACGCGAAGTCGTCGCACGCCACGGTGTCCGGGTCGTAGCCCTTGTTCGTGGCGCGGATCGTGGCCTTGGCCCGCAGCAGATCGAGCACCGGGTTGGCGGTGGCCAGGGTGTTCCAGGCGACCAGCGCGGCGATCGACGCGGACACACCGGCGGCGATGACCGCGAGCGCGGTCGTGTCGACGGTGAAGACCAGGTAGTTCACGATCTTCTGGAGGTTGCGCTCCACGGCGTCGCCGCGGAACCGGCCGATCTCCTCGTCGGTAATCGGCACCTCCTGGCCCCACTTGACGGGGTTGGCCACGGCGGCCGTGCCGGTCGGCGCGACCGAGCGCGGGTACTGGGTACCCGGCGCGACGACCTCGGGGGCGCGGGAGGTGTAGATGGACTCATCGGTCTCGTACAGGATCGAGGAGCCCTCGACGCGCCCGGACAGCAGCACGTCGGCGATGAAGCGGTTCTCGGCGATCGTGCGCAGCCGGCGGGCCACGGCGGTCGGGGTGTTGAGGAACCGCGAGATGGTGAGAACGTCGCCCGAGAGGGTCGGAACCGTGGGCGGATAGGTGATGGCCATGTGTCAGGTCTCCTTACCGGCCCAGGAACCGGATGGGCAGGTCGGTTGCGCCGGTGAGCGCCACGCCGACGAGCTGGCCGAAGGTGCCGGCCGCGATCGGCGCGACCGTCCCGTTGACGGCGGCTGCCAGGTTGTCGCCGGCGGCGACGGTGCCGGTGCACAGGATCTCGAAGACGTTGCCGCCCAGCGGCCAGACCGGAACCTTGCCGCCGGTGGTGGCCTGGTCGTTGGCGGCGTAGCCGACGACCTTGACCGATGCCGCGCCGGCCGGGCCGACGGTGCCGTTCGCCGTGCCGCCGGTGTTCTCCACCAGTCGGCCACCGGTGACGGCGGCACTGGCCTGCATGGTGAACGGCGCTCCAGTCGAGAAGATGGGAGTGACCTCAGCCATTACGCACCGGCCTTTCCGTACACGCCCTCGTAGGCGAGGTCGGTCTCGTTCTGGCTGATCTCGGCGCCGAGGAATCCGGCGGCCATGACCGGCACGCTGTTCTTGGGCATGAGCTCGATGTACGCCTTGGTCGACGCCGGGTCCTTGTCCCACATCGCCGAGTAGGTGGAGAGCCGGGAGACCGGGAACCGGCCGTCCGTTACCGCCTTGTTCAGCACGTGGTCGCGCTCGTTGCGCTGCATCTGCTCAAAGGCCGTCTGGCCCTTGGCGGCCATGGCCACCAGCGCCTTGTAGTTCTCCGGGTCGATGAGCATCGCGCCACCGGCGGACGGCGGGATCGCCGTGAGGGTGGCCGCCGGGTCCGGCGTGTTCGGCGGGGTGGCCGAGGCCGCGGCCTGCGCGGCGAACGCCTCGCTCACCTCGGCGTCGGTGGCGTCGGGACCGAGCCCCAGCGCCTCCCGCATCTTGACTGCGTCCACGGACGCCGCCTCCTTCGGGTTGGTGGGCCCGGTCGCCGGGTCGGCGTCGGGAGTCTTGGTGGACACCGGGACCTCGGTCTCGACCGTCGCGGTCGCTGCCTTGGTCTCGAGCACCTTGCGGATCGCGGCGCCGGCAGGCGACACGTCCGGTGCCACGAGGTCGGTGCCGTCCTCGTTCTTGCGCGCCGCGGCGAATGCGGCCTTGCGGTCCGGCCAGCTCGCGGCGGCCTTGGCTGCGGCCTTGACGTCCTGGTAGGCGACGGCCACCTCCTGCGGGTCGCCGAAGGTGAACTGGTCGCCGGAGAGCTCGACGGGAATCCGGTAGTACTTACCGGTCGCGTCGTCGGCCGCGATCAGCTGCAGCGGATCGACCTGCATCTCGGTGATCCACATCGAGTAACCGGCCGTCTCGTAGTACTTGCGGCTGATGTCTTCGACGGAGACGGACGCCTTGACGACGCCGCCGGTCTTGGTGCCCATCGGCCCTCCCAGGGTCATGCGGACAGTGGTGGAGATCGGGGCGGACGCCGCCGAACGGTCGGAGCCGAGGATCGGGATGAGCTGGCCGCGACATCGGGCGCCGGCCAGGCAGCCGGAGAACTTGCCGGAGCCGTACGCGGCGTTGGCCTCGTCCTCGGTGTCGAACTTCGTGCCGTCGATCGACCTGCACGGCGCACACGCGTTCGTGTCGTTGACCTCGCTCGCGTACCACTCGACGTCGCCGGAGAACTGGGCGAGGGCCGCGTGCCGGCCGACATGCTGGGCTGCCGACAGGGCGCCGCCCAACTGGTCACGCAGGAAACGGTCGGTCAGCGCGGCGAGGTGGTCGACGACCTGGCCGGCCACGTGCCTGCCGTCGCCGGTGCCGAGTAGCTGGGCGGCCGTGCGGCCGGCCGAGGCTGCGGTCCCGTCAGCCATCGCGGCAGCGACAGCCGCGGCGACCTCGGTCAGGTCGTCCTCGGTCAGGGTGACGGCATCCAGGGTCGTGCCCTGCTTGGCGGCGGCGGCCGCCATGTCGTCGGCAGCGGTCTGCGCCATGACCAGCATCGCGGCGACCAGCAGGGCCGAGCCCGCCGTGCCGGTGAGCACCAGCGCGCCGAGGGCATTCGGGTTGTTGTCGTCGACCGCGGTCTCGATCTGCGCGGCCAGGTCGGCGCGCTGGGTGGCGCTCAGGTCGTCCCACTCGGCCACGAGGTCGTCGAGCTCGCTGTCCCACACCGTGCGCAGCGCGGCGAAGTCAACGCCCGACTGCTGCTCGATGTCGGTCAGGCCGCGCGGCTCGGCGGCTGCGGCCAGCGTGACCGTGGTCGACAGCATCGCCCGGGCCATCGCCGCGGCTGGCTCGCCGGGCACCGGCTCGGTGAACGCGGCGTAGACGTCCTGCATGCTCTTGAGCACGCCCACGCCCGGCGGCGCCACGCCGAGCAGGGACAGCGCGGTGATCACGCTCGGGTGCTCGTGGCCGATCTGGCAGACGAACGGCCGCCAGATCTCGATCGACCGGTCCGGGTACGCCGCGGCGAGCACCGAGAGCCCGTTCTCGTCCGCGTCGGCCAGCCAGGCAGGCACACCGGTCAGGTCGCCCATCATCTTCGCGCCGTCGAAGCGCATGTTCGCGACCCAGCCCACGGCCGGCTCGCCGTCCCATCGGACGCCGCCGGTTGAGTCCGGCTCGGCGTGACCCAGCTTGATCACGGGGTTGCGGACGCCGGGGCACTGGAGCGCGGCGACGGCGTTGGTGAAGTCCTCGTCGGTGAACGTCGTCTCGCCGGTGCTGGCGTTCCAGGTGCCGACCGCGGCCAGCTCGATGCCGTGCAGCGTGCGCAGGGCGGTCGGCTGGCGGACTGCGACGTCAGCCACTGGCCGGCATCTTCGTCCGGCGTAGCCACTCGCGGCGGGCGTGCATGCGCAGGATGTCGGCATGCTCCATCAGCGCGTGCAGATGATCCGGGTCGAACGCGTCCAGCTGCGCGTAGAGCTCGGCGTTGTCGACCGAGTCCTCCATGACGGCGGTCAGGCAGTTGACCGCGCGCTCCTCGTACGTGCTCGCGTCACGCATTGGCCGGCTCTCCCGCGGGCTGGCCGGCCTTCGGCGCCGGCGGCACGTTCGGGTCGGTGGCCGGCGGCGGATTTACCGGCGCGGGCGGGACGACCGGCTGCGGCATGGCGGCCGTACGGTCGTCGGCCGTAATCGGCGGCAGTCCGTAGCGCAG